GAGGGGCTTGAGTGCCACGGCGGCCCCGGACGGCCCTCGGCCCTGCCCGGAGGCGATGTGGGCCTTGGCGTAGCGCGACACGGCGGCCGCGATGCCCTTCAGGACCTCGGGGCTCCCGAGCGCCTTGGCGATGGCCCGCCGGCTTGGCTCGTCGTGCGCCCCGTAGGCCACTTCAGCCTCCCGGCATCGTGTTCGGGCGGCGGCTGCGGAAGAAGGCGCTGTTCGACATCTGGTCGTAATAGGCGAAGGTCTGCAGGGGGGTTGCCCGGACCTCGGGCAGGCCCGCCTCGGCGGCCTTCGTCAGTGCCCCAAAGATCGTCCGGCCGTCCCGCAGGTGCTCGAGCATCTCGTGCGCCCGCTTCATGCGCTCCTCAACCGCCGGCGGGATCTTGGCCGCCCGGCGCTGGAAGAGGATCTCGGTTGCCAGATCGACCGTCAGGGACACGATCAGGTAGTCCGACGCGGTCGCCAGCGCCGTGAGGTCGGTGTCCAGATAGATGTTCCCGACGCGGGCGTAGGCCTTGATCATGGCCGTGGCGCGCTCGAGCGCCATGGTCGTGACCGGGTTCGCCCCTGGGTTCGGGTTGCCTTGGTCGGTGCAGAGCTCGGCAATGATGCGCGAGTCGAGTTCCTTCTCAAGGTCCGCGTAGGTAGCGAATGCCATGCGCTGCTCCTATGGCACGGGGAGGGCGGTCGCCGAAGCGTGCCGCCCTCCCGTGTGCCGTTGGGGGGCTTGTGTCAGCTCGTGACGTCGAGCACGAGGTAGCCGGAGACCGGCGCGACGAGCTCCACGGTGCTGTTGTCGATGACGCGACCCTCGATGCGACGGTCCTTCGGATCGTCCCAGTTCTCGACGGTCATGTCCTCGAAGGCGAAGATCTGCGTGGTCGAGAAGCTCGTCGAGCCCTCGATGCCCACCAGACCGCCCGGACGGCTCACGAACACCGCCGAGTTCCCGAAGACAAAGCTGCGGGTGGTGCTGGCTGCGCCCTTCTTGGTCGTGACCTTGACCGAGTCGTCGACCACGACCTGCACGCCGAACAGGTTCGGCGGGAGACCGTACTTGGCGAACGTATCCGAGCCCTGCAGGAAGGGCAGAGCGGCGGGGTAGTTCTTGACGTAGTCACGAACTTCCGAGGTCTGTCCGAGCAGGTTGGCAATCACGGGCGAGATGACGAGCATGACGTCGTACTCCGCACGCACCGCGCCGCCGGTGGCGAGCGAGATGGCGCGCAGAGCGCCCTGGATGCCCTTCTGGATGACATTGCTCGTGGAGGTCGTCCACGGAGCGCCACCCGGCGAAGCCGTTCCCGTCGCCGCGTAGTTGCCGACGTTGTTGAACGCCGTCTGCGCCGCCGAGCCCGTCAGCGCCGTCGCAGCGCGCATGCAGCGAGCCGTCATGGCGAGCTGCGCCTTGCTGCGAGCGTGCTGGGCAACGACGTCCCACGCCGCCTGCTTCACGGTCTCGTTCGGGATGTAGAACGGGTAGGCGTAGCGCTGGCAGGTGAACGCGACGAAGTCCTGCTCGTTCATCTTGCCGACCGGGCGGTCATTGCCCAGGGGCCAGACGAACTCGTTGATGTCCGTCACGCGGACGTTGTCGTCCGAGTTGAGGCGCAGGTAGTACCCGGTCATCTGGTTGGCCGGGACGATCTGCGCGTACTTGGTGATGGGGAAGGTGTTCACCGCACGGGTGAACTCCACCTGAAGAGCGCCCGTTGCGAGGGCGTTGGTGGACGGCACGTAGGTGTTCAGGCCGCCACCGACAGTCACGTAGCTCATGGTATGACCTCCTTTGGGTCAGTCGTTTGAATCAGCTCACCTTGGTGGCGGGCAGACGGTAGGCCCAGAAGATCTGGCCATCCGCACCAGCACCCTCAAGGGCAACGAAGAGGGCGGTGTTGGTCGAGGTGACCGGGGTCACCTTGCCAGCCGTCGTGGGCATGAGGCCCTGTCCAGCCGTGATCGACGTGCTGGCGGTGAGCTGCACGCAGTTCGAGGGCTGCAGGGAGATGGGGTCGCCCGTGTCGGCATGGTTGGCCGAATCAAAGCGACGGGTGGAGCCGTCGGCGACGCCCACGACGAAGTCGCCGGCGGCAGTCGACGCCACGCCCTGGAAGGCCGTAGTGTCCATCTTGACGACGCGGTAGGGCAGGATCGTGCCGCCCGCAACGAGATTGGGAGAGAACTGAAGCATGGTGTGTATTCCTTGTGGTTAGCGGCGGGTGCGGGCGTTGATCGCCTTGGCAAACTCTTCGGGCTTGCCGGCGAACTGCTTGACGAGGTCACCGACGTCGGCGATGCCCATTCCCTTGGGCATGGCGGCGCGGCTCATGTCGATCTTCGTTCCGATGGGGTCGCGGGCGAACAGCTCGCGCCATGACTCGAGCAGGGAGACCGGGTCACGGGAGGCCTGCAGCTGGCCGACCAGCGCGTCGCGCTGCGTGTCGGGGATGCGGTAGCCCTCCTGCTCCATGATCTCGATCTCGCGGGCGAACTTCTCGCGGGTGAGCTCGGCCTTCAGGGCCGCGTTCTCGCGCTCGATGCGGGCCATGCGGGCGCGCAGGCCGTAGTGGCTCTTGGACGCAATGACCTCCTCGGCCTCGTCCTCGGGGGCCTCAACGTCATGGCTGCCGATGTCGATGTGGACGCCCTCGCCGCCTTCCTCGGCATCGAACTCCATGCCTTCGCCGGCCATCTCGTCCTTCTCTTCCTCGGCCATCTCTTCCTTGTCGCCCTCGTCGGCGAACTTCTTCTTCATCATCGCGGACAGGTCGGAGATCGCGCACTTCATGGCCTCGAGCTCCTCGCGGATGTCGTTGTCGGATGCCATTGCGGCCTCCTCCTTGTTGAGCGCCGGGACGAAGGTGTTGAGGCCACCACCGACCCCGGCGAGATCGTGGTTGCTCTTTGAGAACGTGATGCGCTCGCCGCGGCGAGCGAAATGCGTGTCAGGAAGCGGCCGGCGCGGGGTCTCACGACCCAGCAGCGCCACCTCGGACAGGTGGTCGCTCTCGGACCAAATCTCCGCCGACCGCCTTGGGAAAGCGTTCGTGGCGATAAGTCTGTCGAAGATGTCCCTGCCGACCTCCATGTCCCCCACAATGTACCCAACGCCCCCGCGTTCCTCGTATCGGAGTTGCGGGATTCGACCGACCGCGCTCTTGGGCTCCTTGCCGTCCTTCTCGTGCATGATCACGATGCGGGGGTAGGAGCCTCGGGCCATGTGCTTCCCGGTAGCGGCGACGATCTTCTGCAGGCGCTTGTTGTCGAAGCGCTTGAGCTCGGGGTCGGCCTCGCCATCGTCGATGGCTGGGTCGAACGCCATGAACAGCTCAACGCCACGCAGGACGACCTTGTCGTCGTCCTCGACGACCTCGTGCGATGCCTTCTGGTTCACGCTCTTGCCCTCCTTGCGGTCCATTTCGGCCACCTTGCGCTCGGCCCACGCCTTGCCGGCGTCGCCGCCCCAAAGCAGCCACGCGATATACCCGGCGTCATCATCCCCGCCCTTCTGGTTGCCCTCGTGGCGGGCGAAGAAGGACGCCATGCGGCGCACGGTGTCGGGGGACAGGTTGGCCCGGTTCTTGAGGTCGCGGGCGCGCGCCACGCCGACCTCGGTTCCCCCACGGCCGTGCTTGGCCCGCAGCTCGAGGCCGCGGGCGGCGTTGGATGCCATCTCCTGGGTGGGCTTGAGGTCGATGTCGGTCATGCCCATACCCTGTACGGAATCCCCGGCTCGGGGGTAAAGGTCGGCAGCGCGTCGATCTGCTCCTTGGTGAGCTCAAAGGCCACCCGCAGGTTCGCGTGGAATCTGGGGTCTCCTGGCCCGGTGACCTTGCCGTCCTGGTCAATCGCGGGCGGGATGGGGCCGATGAAATCCACCGCGCAATGCGCGGCAGGAACAAGCGCCAGTTCACCTGCTCCGACATCCTGTTCGATCAGAATGCCGGCGGCCTCGAGCGCGTCGTCCATCTGCGCCTCGGTGTCGGTGCGGAGCATGAAGTCGGTCATGTGGTGAGGCCCTGCAGGGTGCCGTCGGCGAGACGTGTCGGCCAGTACTTGATCTGCCGAATGGAGTTGTTGAGCACCACGTTTGCGTCGGTCAGGCTCGTGCCGTTGGTGCTGGTCGCGCCAATGACGAGCCAAGTCGGGGCCACCGAGAACGACAGCGACGAGCCCGTCGCAACGGTGCCTCCGTTCAGGCAGACGCTCGCGCTGCTTCCGTTGTACCCGAATGCGCCCTTCGTCCTCGCGCCGCTTGTGAGTGTGTTAGCCGTGGTAACGTTGTTCGCGCCTCCGAAGTCGGCCACGCGCAGGTTGCCTGCGGCGGCGGTTTGCATCAGGTGCAGGTGCTTGTTCGCAACGTCATCCGTGGACAGCACGGTGCGGTTGGTGCTTCCGCTTGCGCCTTCGCGCACTCCGCCGAACCAGTCCGCGTAGAACGTGCCTTGCGTTCCGCCCTGATACCACGACGAGAAGTTCGTCCCGGTCATCACGCAGAAATCAGCCACCCTCGTCGCCGTGCTTGCGCCCGTGACAATATACGCACTGGCAGCGGACCCGACTTCTACCTGTGCGCCCCATACAACCATGCCCTTATACGGGGTGGTTGCCGAATAGAACGGCTGATTACTACCGCCGTACAGAGTAGCAATGTTGCTCAAAATCACCGCCGGATACAACGGAGAAGCAACGCAGTTCATCGTGATGGTTAGCCGATACCACCCATTCGGATAGGCCGTGATGCTATGTCCCGTGTTCGTTGGTGCGCCTGCTGTTCCGTTGTTTGCGCCGGATGCCGTAATCGTTCCCGTCTGCAAGTCGGCAACAATGGTGTATCTGGCGGCGGTCGCCTGCCCATCAGCCACCTGAACACACAAGTATCGGCGTGAATTGCTGGACGGTTCCTTGGCCCACACGCTCAAGGTGTGAACACCCGGAGTAATGGTGATGCTGCGTTCAAGGCTGTGCTTGACAAACGAAGTCGTGTTCTCCGAAATCAGCGTTGCGCCCGTCGCATTGTCCGGAGACGATTGCCCAGTCGTTCGGTCAATACTGACTTTCGACCACGCGGCTTGCGAATAGTCCTCGCTGTATGTGGCAAGGTTGACGGCCTGTCCCTCAAGGAGCAGTCCCCTCGGCGCGAGCGTGGTCGGGTCGTAGTCGAAGCGTGGACCGTGATACGGGTTCGCCGTATTTGTATTGGCAAAGTACGGAGCAATCGGGTACGAGCCGGGGACAGTTCGGAGTTCCGAAAACTCACATACGCCATTAGCAACGTTTGATCCAGTAGATCCGACTCCAATACGGAATCCATTTCCAGACGAACTACTCGCCTGCCATACGCACGTAATAACACCAGTTTGTGCCGTTTGAAATGCCCCGCCCGTTCCTCCTGCAACGGCGACACCATTTCTGTAGAACTGCACGACACTTGCGCCGCCAGTTGGGGACATCGTGTTCTGATAGTGCTGCCCGGAAACCGCGGTAATAACTGCGGTAGTGCTGTAAAGAAGACCTTGTGCGGTAGAGTAGTTGGATATGTTTTGTATCCAGTTCTGTGCTGCTGTCGTTGTTTCAAGCCGCCGGACACCAGTAGATGGGATCGTTGCTCCCGCCCCGCCCGACACAAGGCTCCATCCGGTAGGCGTTGCTGGACCCGACATGACGCTGTTCACCACCATATTCGCGTCTGCATACTGAACTAGTCCGCTGCTGTTGATGAACGTGGCGTTACTCAACCGCTCAAACGTCAACCGCGAATCAAGGATGCCCGTGGTGAAGTCCAGCGTGAGCGTGGAGCCGTCGCCGGCGCGAGACAGCAGCTTGCTCGCGTAGCTCGAGCCGCTGATCCGCGATAGCCTGGGACGGTTGGCGCGATTCATCAGAGGGTGGACCAGAACGTGCCCATGGTCGGGGTGCCGCTCGACTTGAACTGGGCGGTGACGTACTGCGCGCCCGCTAGGTCGATCAGGGCCGCCGCAGGCTCCACGTTGCTGCCCGCTGGGGTCGCCGGCGAGTACAGGTTGCCACTCGGAGTGCCCCCGACCTGCGTGATGCCGCTGAAGGTCCGGTGGTTGGCCGTGCCGTCGATGGTGTAGTTCGGGACGGTGCCGCTCGTGAAGGTCAGGGTGAGATCCGCCAGCACGGTCGGGACGTACCAGAACGACGCCACGTTCGACCGGGTGTAGGTGACGCCCGTCGGGTTGCCGACGGTGGTCGTGATGGCCGCGCCACCGAGCGTCGCCGAGAGCTGGAACGTGGTCGACCCGTTCGTGGCGATGATGTAGTACGTGGTGGGGTTGACGTACGCGGGCACGGTGATCGTGCCCGACCCGCCGAAGGTACCGGCGATGGTGAGGGCCTGCCCGACCGCGAGGGTGGGGTTGGCGTTGCAGGTGAAGTTGCCGGCCGTGTCGGCAATGGTCACCCCGGTCAGGGTGCCGCTCGCGTCCGCGTACTTGCGCCAGTTGAGGAGCCGCATCCCGATACTCGTCTGGGCCGTGGTGGCGGAGACCATGAACGGCATGACGTAGAGGAGGGACGGGTTCTGCCCGCTGACGCTCGCGCTCGTGTAATCAAAGAGCAGGGTGGACGTCGGCGGGGTCTGGAGGAACACCGCGGCGGAGTTGGCGTAAGTCGCCGGCACGGAATCGGCCGTGACCTTGCGGAAGTTGTTCTGTGCGGTGGTGATGTCCATGTCAGATCTCTCCTCTGCGCTTCATGTCGAGCGCGATTGCGACCGCCTGGTCCTGCGGCTTTCCCTCGGCGATGAGGGTGCGGATCTTGTCGCTGACGGCCTTGTCGGCCTTCTCCATGAGTTTCAGGCCGGCCTTGACGTCCTCGCGCTCGAGGTCGGAGGGCTTGGCGGCGGTGGCCTTCGGCACGCAATTCGGGACGGTCTTGCCGTCCTTCTGCTTGGTCCCAACGGCTTCGTAGCCCTGCCAGCACGCATCGGTAAGCGCGTGACGAGCCTTCGCGCCGGGGCGGGAGGACTTGAGCGTTTCCGCGTATCGCTTCAATTGTTCGACGGAACCACGCTTGATGGTTTGCGGAGCGCGCCCCGGTTGAACTCGCATGAGCGAACCATTGCCAGTCGCGCCCTCAACAACGATAGCCCATTGCGTTCCGTTGATGGTTGCCGTCCATTGCTTGGACAGGTCGCCCCATCCTTCGGATGCGTCTAGCGTCCACCGCGCCATCTTCGCCTTCGCGCCGGGGCGGGAGAAGCGGCCCTGAACCTCCTCGGAAATGTACGACGCCGCCGACTCGGCCTCGATCCAGTCCTGCTCCTTGAGCCCGCCCTTGCGGACGTTCTTGAGCCAATTCTCCGCGTCGATGCGTGCGGAGTCATTGCGCGTGCGGCGCGCTTCGTCGCGCAGGTATTCCAGGTCGCGGATCACCTTCTTGCGATCAACCGCCATCTTCGCCTTCGCGCCGGGGCGGGAGGCGCGGGACTTCTTGATCCTGTCGCCAATGTCCATCAATCGCTCTCGCGTGCTGCTTCCGGCGCGGTTCAGGTCGGGATGAGCAGTAATCATCTTCGCTGCTTGATCGTAGAAATCTTGAGCGACCGCGTAATTCTTTCTAGCAACCGCCGTACCCGCATAGTCCAACAATCGCAGGAACGCTGCCATGACACTTGCGTCCGCAAACGTGGCCTTCGCGCCGGGGCGGGACCACACGCCTGCGGCTTTCGCAACTTCGGGCCAACTTCGTGATTCCCAATGTTCGCTGTCGGACTCAAAGGTCTTTTCCATCTTGTCCGTGGCTTCCATCATCTCATCCACGGTTCGGAAATTTTGTGCAATCCAGGCACGCAGATGCGACTGCTCCTGCTGCGTCATCCGGCGCATCTTCGCCTTCGCGCCATGCGCGGCGAACTGTGCTGCCCAAACTCGCAATTCCTTCGGAACGAAGTGGGTCGTGAGCAGCGAGTCCGTCTTTGCGAGCAGCGCCTTCGCCCTCTTGCCATCGCCGGAACGCGCTGCCTTGAGGAGATTCTCAAAGAACGCGAAGTCCTTCTTCTGGCCCGAAGTCATTCGCTTCTGCTCACCAGCGTCGTGGTACTTGTTCGGCGTAAACAGGCGCGTTGACTCTTGGAACTTTGCATACAGTCGCTCAAGTTCCGCAACGCCCGGTGCTGCGGCCATCTTCGCCTTCGCGCCGGGGTGCGCCGCCATGCCCAGCCGGGCAGCGATCTGCTTACGGGTGTTGCTCATGTCCTTCATCGTAGCGTTCCTCCTTGTAGTTCACGCATTCACGAAGCCCGGATCGGGGATCTCGCCGCGGTCCACGACCGACTGGCGCGCACCGTTGTGGCGCTTGATCGCCGCGTAGTCCAACGTCCCGTTCGGGCGCGTCCATCCCTTGTCCAATGCCATCGCCGCCGGCACGGGGATCAGCGCACATCGGCAATTGAACCCGCAGGGCGGCGTCAGGCCCATGCGGTCGAAATCCTCGATGGTGCCCACGTAGCCGTCCATCGCCCGGTGCGCTGGCCGCGTGCGGGGGTCTTTGGTCGCGCTGTATTGCACCAGCGGCACGAACGCCTGGACGCGCTCGTCGCGCAGGACCTCGGCCGCGCCCTCGGTGGTCGCCCGGTTCGTGTTGGTCCGCAGGACGGTCTCGAGGCGCGCCGTGGAGAGCTCCGTGCCCGTCAGGGCCTGCGTGGTCGTCACGAAGTCCCCGAGGTTCATGGACCGGATGAGCTTGCCCACCGTGCTCTTGCCGGGGCGCTCCTCAATCACCCGCGCCACCAGCTCTTGCGTCTGGCGGGTCTGCTCGGGGGTCATGGCCGTCACGAAGAACGTGTCGTTCGTGATCCGCTTGACGGTCGTGATCCCCCTCTCCTGCGGGCGGCTCAAGACCCCGCGCAGGAGGCCGTCAAGGATGGGGCTGCGCTTGCGGAGGTCTACGAGGGCGTTCTGGCGCTCGTGGTCGCCGACCTCGCCGGCGCTTGCCCGTGCCGCCTTGACGAGGAGCTCCCAGTCCTTGCGGGAGATGGGGACGCGCCGGCGGAACCACCCGGCGATGGGCTTCATCCACTTGGACCCGAACTCGGTCAGGACGGGCAGGGCGGCGAACTCCACGACGTCCCCGTCCTCGAGCATCCCTTCCACGGCCTCGTCGGGGACCTTGGCGCGGTCAATGGTGCCTCGAGCGCCTGCGAGCCAGGATGCCATGAGCAGGGCGGCCGTGACCTCGGCGAAGGCCTCCCATGCCTCGGAGTCGGGCTCCCCGCGCACCTGGGCGGCGAGGGCGCGGCGGTAGGTGGCCTGCGCCTCCTTGAGGGCACGCCGGAGGTGCTTGTCGAAGGCGTCGCGGGTCATCGCTTGCGCTTGCGGACGGCAGCGACCTTCGGGGCCTCGGGCGCGGGCTCCTCGCCCTCATCCGGCTCGTTTCCCTTGCCGAGGAGCGCCGCGAGGGGGTTGTCCGACGCGCCTGCGCCTTGGCCGCCGCCAAGGATGGCCTCGCCGTCCTCGGGCTCGGACAGGCCAAGCAGGTCGCGGACCTCGCGCTCGCTGACGCGGCCGCCGAGCTGCACGAAGGCCTGGATGGCCTCCATGCGCTCCTTGGCGTTGGGGCGCTCGGGGGCGAACTCAAAGCGGATGCCGCGGGCCTCTTCCTCGCTCGCGCCGAGCATGGTGGCGATGACCCGGACGAGGTCCGAGTTCACGCTCTCGGCGAGGGCGTCGGCGTGGTAGCGGATGACGCGGGAGAGGGTGTCGGCGTGCAGGTCGGCGACGCCTGACCCCATGCCCGTGCCGCCAGCCTCGCTCGAGAGGCTCTGCCCGAGGATGGCCTCCTTGAGCTTGGACGAAAGCCAGTTCACGAGCTCCATGAAGATCTGGGCCCGGCCGGCGTTGGCGTCCTTGATGTCGATGTCGTACATCGACTCGTTCGGCCCGATCCTCGGCAGCACGACCGAGTTGTCGTTCACGAGGTTCTGGAGGATCGTGAGCATCTCGCTCTTGGCGGCGTCGTTGCCGGCGGGGTAGTACCCGACCCGGATGCCGAGGGCGTAGCGCTCGATGTAGGCGGCGGCGTTCTGCAGGACCTCCTGCTTGAGCAGCCAGATGTACCAGCAGACGTCACGCGCCCCGACGCCGCGGTAGACGGCCTCGCTCGTGTTGGGGTCGATGAAGCTCGGGGCCGTGGTGAAGACCCGGTGCAGGACGATGGCCCGGCGCTCGTTCTCGTCGAAGAGGTGGACGAGAGAGTCGAAGCCGAGGTCGGTGACCGAGGGCTCGTTGATGTACGCGCTGCCGACGCGCATGGCGAGGTTGCCGTACTGGTCAAATGCCAGGCTGTCGGAGGCGAACGGGAACCACTCCTTGATGCGGACGCCGAGGATGGGGTCGCGGTCGTAGACGAGATTGGCC